TTGGGCCGATACTTTGCAGCAATGGCACCAAAGGTAAGCATGAGGTTGCCACGCGGGTCATCCAGTCCCTTTCGTAGTCCTGCGACTGAGAAGGATTGACAGGGGGTGCCTCCGCAAAGAAGGTCAATTGCATAGTCGGGCCAGTCCTTGAATTTGGTCATGTCGCCCAGGTTGGGCACGGTGGGGTAGTGATGCGCCAGAACAGCGCAGGGGAACGGCTCAATTTCGCTGAATGCAACCGGGCTCCAGCCCAGCGGTTTCCAGGCGGCAGATGCGGCTTCGATGCCGCTGCACACGCTTAGGAACCTCATGCAGCCCGCCTTGTGCGCAGCGCGTCAACTTCGAGGGCCATGCCAAGCACCGTAGGCGTGATCTTTTCCCCGGCTGCGTGGCGGGCGATGATCGCGGGCGCCCAATCCATCATCCCGGTCGTCGTCTGCACCTTCGCGCCGGGTACGTGCCCCAGTTTCGCCAGTTCTTCGCGCATCTGGGCTGGGTTGGCAGCAGGCATCGGCAGGGCTGGCACGTCAGCTTCGGGCGCTGCGCGGCACAGGTTGCGAAACTGCACAGCGTTAGGTGCGCGCTCTGGCAGGTTTTGCAGGGCGCAGGCAATGGCTTGCAGCCTCCCCGAGAATTGGCCCAACTCGCGCGCCCAGGCTTCTTTGGCGTCTTGCATTGGCACGTCCTGCCATTGCTTTGACCATTGCGCGCCGTACACCGCGAGAAGCCTGTTAAACAGGTGGTCGCAGGCTTTCATTGATAGATTCACGATTAAATCCTTGGTATTGGGGTTGTGTCAACAATCTCTATCACGTCAGCCGGCCAATCCCTGCCGGTCATTTCTTTGTAGCGCTTGTGGCGGGCCAGCTCGTCGCGCTCGGCAAAGCTCATGGTTTGACTGTTTGCCGTCATAGCGTCGGGCTTCTCGCTGGGCTTGAGCCAATCGGCTTCGAGCCCCTGGCTGCCACGGCGGCACCAGATCATCAGAAATGCCTCCAGCGGCATCCCAGCCTTGGCGGCTTCGTCGCGTGCACCATCAACCGTGGTCTGCGTCACAGGGGCGCGCTTGGCTTTGCGCAGGGTCATCCAGTCTGTCCAGGTCTGCTGGTCAACATCGGCAGGTTTGGCAATGTCGGCGGTGGTGCTGCGCTTGCGCGGCTTCTCCCTCTTCTCTTCTGGTTCTTGGTTAATGGTTAATGGTTTATGGTTAGGTGGCGCTTCGTTAACGCTTCGTGCACGCTTCGTTAACGCTTCGTTGCGGTTTGCCTCACGCTGCTTGGCGATCCGTTGGTTTGTATCTGACGTTTCGTGAAAGCGAGCTACCTCCTCCGCGATGCGCTTTTGCACATACCTGTCATCCACTAACGTGAAGAATTTGCTTAAAACAAACTCAACAGCTTCGATTTCGGCGGTCGAACTAGCCCAGGTCCAGTCGATTGCTTCGGACAGCGTGGGGAACTGTTCACGGTCGTAGCACGCATCAATCAAAAGCGTGTACGAACCGTGCTGAAGCATAGAGAGCCGCCCCGCTTTTTTTGCGTAGTCGCCAATATGCCGCTTGTAGTAGTTCAATCAAACATCTCCTCTTCTGAATGCTCGATCAAATTCTGTTGAACAAAACCATCATCCTTAAACCTTTTTTCGACCATACTAAGATTGATCTTGGCTTGCTTAAAGTAGCTGTCTTTCAATTCGATGCCAATAGCCTTACGACCAAGTGACACAGGACTAAACACTTCTGACCCAACACCCATAAACGGGGTCATAACGGTTTCGCCTGGGTTGCTGTAAAGCTCTACTAGCCGATCAATTACGTCAAGCTGCAACGGGTGTACGTGCTTTTCGTCGTCCTCTTCACGGCTATCCCGAAATGGAAGCACGTTGTCAATGCGAATGTCGTCCCAAACACTTGACGCATAGCGCTGCCAAATGTAGTGCGACAACTTATTGCTCTTTGGGTCTTGGTGGTCATGAAAGTTGGTTTTCAGATACTCCCACAACTCATCTTCTGTGAACTTGGTTTCGTTGGCGTTGTTGAATGCGCGAAGGATGTTTGGCAGAATGGGAGTGCTTCCGTAGTAGTGCTTTAATCCATGCGGATGCACCACAGGGACCTCGTTATCACCCTTCTTAGACATAATCAAAACATAGTCAGGCATGGCTGTAAAGCACTGCGTAGAGTCCTCGACAATAAGTTTGTGCATAAGGCTTTTCACCATCGTCCGCATCCGAACCTTGAGAGGCTCTTTCCATATCGTGATCCGGTTGCGGTACTGAAATCCATGTCTGTCATGGATGCGAATAATCTCGTTCGGAAAATCCCAAAGACGGCATGAGTTGTCAAACACATCGGTACAGTGAACCGCAGTGATTCGACCGGGCTTTGTTACCCTAGCAATTTCAGCCACAAGATATTCGTACTGTTGCAAAAACTGTTCCCGGCTTTCGCAGTTTGAAAAGTCGCGCTCGCTGCTGGAGTAGTTGTACAAACCAGCGAACGGCGGCGAGTAAATCGAAAGATCAACGGATCTGCTAGGCAGCGCTGGCAGAACTTCCATGCAGTCGCTGTTATAGATTGCATACTCAGGTGTGATAATCTGGTCTTTTGTTTTCATGCTAGAAACTCCGGTACTTTGATTGATTGGTTAAACTCTTTGGTGACGATGCTAAAGTCTTGGTTCGCAGCGGCAACAAGGTTTGTGTATAGCTCAATGGCCTTTTGCGTCTTTTGGTCCAAAGCCTCTATGACGCGCTCTTGACCCTCGGATAGGACCATTTCACAGGTAACCTCACGCTTCTGACCGAACCGCCAGAACCGTCGAATTGACTGGTAATACTGTTCGTAGCTCCATGTCGGAAAAAATACCGTGTGGTTGCAGTGCTGCCAGTTGAGCCCCATGCTTGTCATGCGAGCCTTGGTTATCAGGCGGTCGATCTCGCCGCGCGCAAATGAAACAAGAATCTCCTCTTTCTTGTCGATTGACATGCCGCCGACAATCTCAACGGCTGTCTTGTCAAGGATAGAAAGAAGTGCGCTTTCCTCGTTTAGGTTGCACCAGTAAACAGATGTTTTACCGTGCGCTAGCTGAACTGCTTTTTCGCAGCGCTCGTTGATAGTTAGCTTCTGCTCTTCGCGCACCTCGATCATGGTTTGGGCTGGCTGGGCAAACAATGCATCCTGCCCGCCAATGCACAAAGTCTTGTCGTTGTGTACCATGTGCTTCTGAACATGTAGCGCCGGCAACTCGTAGCCCTTGTCGCTGAAGCCCAAGTCAGACGGCTTTTTGACCATAACGGACCATTGGTTGACCCAGGCGAAAAAGTCACGCTCTGCGTGCGGTTTAAGGTAAAACTTTTCCCCGATGTTCCGATTGTTGCTGTCTGCGCTGCCTTGGGTTGACTTAAAAAACTTGGTCAGCATGTCCATGTATCCCATGTAACCCAGCGCCTCAGAGCTGTTGCCAAGCTCCAGGAAGTCATTCGGGCTTGGGGTTGCTGTACTCAAAAACCGGTAAGGCACCTTTTTAATAAACGATACGATCTGATCGCGGGTCTTGCCGTTGAAGTTTTTTAGGATGCTTGATTCATCCAGCATGACGCATTCAAAGTCATCTGCATTCAGCAAGTGCAGCCGCTCGTAGTTGCAAACTGTAATCTTTTTCCTGATCGTGCCGTCTTTGCTGTGTGCAATATCACCAACACCAATGCGAGTAGCCTCGTCGATAAACTGAAAAGCAACAGCGAGCGGGGTAAGTATTAGAACCCGCTTGTTCGTCTTTCGCACAATGTTTTCGGCAATAACAACTTGAATCATGGTCTTGCCCAGGCCGGTATCTGCAAACACGCCGATACGACCCTTTCGCATCGCCCGACCTATGATGCTGGCCTGAAAGTCGAAAGCACTATCAGGCATCCAAACAGGATCAAATCCATGATCTATAAGCTTGTGTTTTTTGTTGCGGACAAAATCCGCATAGCTTAAAATTGCGCCATCCATATTCATTCTCCTGTAATGGATTGGTTAGAAGGCCCGCTGTTTTCCCAGCGGGTTTTCGCTTTTGTGGCTGAACAGGCGCAGCCACATCGCCCTTAAAACGAGACGCGCTTGATCCGGGCCGTCTTTGCAGAATCGGCTTGGCCGGGTATCGAAATTTGGTTGCGCGCGGGCGCCAGAAGCTCGGCTACAGTCTTGCGCGGCTTTTCAGCCGTGTAGACGCTGCGCTTGATTGATGTGCCAGGCCAGAACTGCGCGGTCATGCGTCAGTCCCTTCCAGGTGGGCAATTGCCGCGCGAAGGCTTGCAGCATCAAGGTTTTTGAACACACGCATAGATCGATTGACCGGTCTTCCCTCCCAGCGCTGGTAGATTTCTTCAATCGCATCCAGTTCGTCCAGCATCCACTGCAACCGAGTGATGTGCTTTTGGGCCAGCGACTTGCGCTGCGTTTTCTGTGGGCAACTCATATCTTTGACGGGTTTTTGGTGCGAGAAAAGAAAAGCCAGGAAGGCCCTGCTTATGCTGCTTTGGCCGGAAATCGGCGCTTGTACTCGCGCTCGATGGCCTTCTCAATCCAGCTCCTGCCCTGTAGCTGCATGAGTGCGCGCAGCATGGTCCAGTGCGCGTTCGGCAGGCGTACAGCGAGCGCTTTTGTTGGTGTGTCAGGTTTTGTCATGCTCTTACTGTAGCACACGGAAACCACAAGCGGCAAGAAAATTATTTTCTAAAATTACTTGCACTGTGCAACACGGGCGTACTACATTACGTCATGCGCTGGAATCCCTCCGGCGCCACTGGAGCAGCTAGATGGTGACGACACTGGAAAAAATCAGGGAGCACTCGCCATGCGGCGAAGGCTGGGCGACGTTGCTCAAGCACCTGGGTAAAACCAGGGCCGACAGCGAGCCGCTGGCCATTATCACGATTCTAGACAGCAACGGTCTGGATGACGCGCTGTGGTGCTTGCGAGCTGTCAGCGGCC